GATGAACGATAAAATTATAGATTTAATTAAGCTAGTTTTAGCCTCGGATTTACCGATATCGACAAAAAACGAGGTAACTAGGCGATATCTTCTCCCACCATTAGGAAGAACAGCAGCCATAGTTGAGGATATAGATTTTGAGGTAGGTGCAGTTGAACGCCCAAGTGCTGAGGAAGTCGAGATTGAAAATAATCCGAAGCTAAAAGAGAGCGACAAGGAATTTGAAAGATTAGCAGGAGTTAAAGAGGAGAGTGAAGAAGATGAGTGAAATACTAAATCAATTAAAATCTAACCCAAACAATCCCCGTTCGATAAAAGAAACCCAATTCAAAAAGTTAATTAATTCTATGCGGGAATTTCCTAAAATGCTTGAATTACGCCCAATTATATATGATAAAGATTTTATGGTTTTGGGTGGAAATATGCGTTTAGAGGCTCTCAAACATCTGGAGACTGAAGGTTTTAAAATAAATGATAGTTACTTCATGTCTGCTGAAAATTTAACAGAAGATGAAAAGAAACAATTTATTATTAAAGATAATATTCCTTTTGGAGACTGGGACTGGAATATATTAGCAAATGAGTGGGATCAACAGCAATTAACTGATTGGGGATTAAATGTTATTGATTATCACGAAGTTAATGATTTAAACCCTGATGAGTTTAAGAAATTTGACGAAATTGAAACCGATGATTTGTTTCATTTAAATATTGCCTTCGACACACAGGAGGAAATGAGCGAGTTTTTAAAGGAAAAAGAAATAACTCTGGACAATAATTATTTAAAACGAAATAATAAAGCTATCTCAATTCATTGGCCTTTAGAGGGGAAAAGAGATATAAAAAGTGTCAAATTTGAATAAATATCCGATCTACGTTATCTCCAAAGGTAGATTTGCAAATTGTTTGACGGCTAAGTTTTTAATTAAAGATGGTATTGATTTTAAATTAATAGTCGAACCTCAAGAATACCAAGAATATTTTTCACGTTTTGGAGATAAAGTGGTTAAATTACCATTTAGTAATTTAGGCTTAGGTAGTTATCCAGCCAGAAACTGGTGTTGGGAAGATTCAATATCAAAGGGTTTTGAGAAACATTGGATATTGGACGATAATATTATGAATGTTTATCGTTTATACAAAGGGATCCGTATTGTATCTAATAGCAAATGGGCATTTAAATTTGTTGAGGACATTACCGAAAATTATACAAATATAGGCATAAGCGGAATGAATTATGCTATGTTTGCAGGAGCATGTACAAAGAATCCGATGGTTGTTAATCACCATATATACTCAAATTTATTAATCAAAAATGACTTATCGTTTCGATGGCGACTAAGATATAACGAAGATACCGACCTTAATTTACAAGTGTTAGACTATGGGTTATGTACTTTATATACAAATATCTTTTTAATAATGAAAATGAAAACTATGGCCATGAAAGAAGGAGACGGCAGATTAAAAATGGCAAGAATGTTGGAAAATGTCTGGCCTGATGTTGTTAAGGTCAAATGGCGATTTGGACGTCCGCAACACGTTGTTAATTGGAGTATATTTAAACATGGGTTGGTAAAATCAAAAGAGTATAAAGAAATTAGTTTAAATAATTATGGAAAATTAACAAAAGTTAGTGAAATAAAAAGTAATAAGTTAAAAAAAATATATGAACAATCAAGCTACAAAGCAAGTTAAAAAGGCACGGAACCCGACTGGAAAGGGTGGTTTTGGTGACCATCCTGAAAATCAAAGCCCTGGTGGTTGGAGTTCAAAAAATACATTTAGTTATCAAATGAATAGATTTAAAAATATGACAGTAGAGGAATTTAGAACTTGGCCTGAAAATAATCCAGAAGATATAAGAACAATGGCTGAGGAGTTGGCTTTTCAAAGAGTATTTTCATCTCGTATAGATTTAAACAATTTTAAAGAGGTGGCGAATAGAACTGAGGGCATGCCAAAGATGGAGATTGAAAATAGCGGATCGTTAGATTTACTTCATATATATAAGCCCGAAAAGAATAAGGTCTAATATGTCCAAATGGATTGCCCAACCAAAACAAGATGAGGCTTTGCGTAGAGCAGAGTTTGAAGTGCTTTATGGAGGAGCCAGAGGCGGTGGCAAGACAGATGCAGGGTTGGTGTGGTTAACAGAGGGAATAGACAATCCACGCTTTAGAGCGTTAGTTATCCGTAAAAATGCAGATGATTTAGCTGATTGGACAGATAGAGCCTATCGTTTTTATACAGGCTTGGGAGCTACCATAGCGTATAGACCACCAGTAATTACATTTAAATCAGGAGCCAAAATACGTTCGGGACATTTAAAGGATGCTCAGGCTTATACCAAATATCAAGGGCAAGAATATCATAAGATTCTAATTGAGGAGTTAACACAGATTCCCAATGAAAAACGATATCTACAACTAGTAACCTCTTGTCGAACAACAGTACCAGAATTAAGACCTCAAATATTTGCAACCACTAATCCTGGCGGAGTTGGACATTCATGGGTTAAAGAACGCTTTGTTGATCCAGCACCACCAATGACAGCGTTTACAGTAGATGGAAGATCCAGAGTCTATATTCCCGCTACAGTAGACGATAATCTCATGTTAATGGATAACGATCCCGATTACGTAAAAACCCTAGATGCTTTGAAAGAAACAGATGTTGAGTTATGGAAAGCATGGCGCATGGGAGATTGGAATACGTTTGCGGGGCAGTACTTCAAAACATTCGACAGACGACTTCATGTAATAGAGCGTTATATACCAGAAAAGGGAGGTTTCTTTATTGGGAGTTTGGATTGGGGGCGTGTTGATAACTTCGCATTTTACGTTCACCACGTTAGACCCGTTTATTTTAATGGACAAATGTTTTATCGAATTACTACCTTTATAGAAGTATATGGAGTGGAGAAGGAGCCTAGAGAGTGGGCAGAGACAATAAAGAATAGACTAGAGGGTTATGAACTTAAGCTAACCAGTTTGAGTAATATCATGGCGGACAATCAAATCTTTCAGATATCAGCTACAGACGTAGGTAAAACCATTGCTGATTTGTTTTATCAGTACGATCCAGAATATCAAGGAATACTAAAGGCTGCGAGTAAAAATCGTGTTTCGGGTTGGGAGATAATGCAGAACTGGTTATCTATGGCACCAGATGGGAAACCCTATTGGCAAATAACAGAGGCTTGTATTAATTTAGTCCGGACTCTACCTGCTGCTGTTCACGATGAAAACAAAGTTGAGGATATTGACGAGTCAGGAGAGGATGACGCTCTAGACTCGGTTCGTTATGGATTCATGGAATTAAAGTGGATTGATGCGAAGCCCCAAACAATAGAGCGAAGCACAGTTGAAGAAGAACCAACGAGTATAACCGAGGAGCGGGATTTATTTGATGACGATGAAGGTGATATCATAAAGACACTATGATTAATTCTATAGTTGGAGTTAATGTTCTTACTGTTCTTATCTCAAAGGCAGATGAGATTAATAAACTTAAAGCCTTCTTCTGCCCGTACTCACGCAACATGACCCAAAAGTATCTAGGACAGGTTACTGCAATTTATCCAGGCTATGATGCCGAAGAAACCCCACAGTTCATAGTTAGACCCCAGCGGGAGTATAGGAATATAAATTACTCTTTTAGAGAGGCATCAAATATAGCAGAAACTATCTCATTCTGGATTCAAGACCAATACTTTAACCAAGAGCCTGTGAAAACCTACTATTGTATTAATTGCCAAAATCCACAGTTATACTTCACCGATAATAAAGCGGTTTACTACAAGAACAAAGCCGAGTTAAAAAGTGGGGATAATTATATTTGCGATAATTGCAAAGAGAGTCTAACCTTTATGGGCATAGTTGCTATTAGGGACGTAAATAATATATAGAAGACTGCTATAATCAAATCAATGGATCCAATAATCGACCAAACAAATCGTTTTGATACCCAAACTGGTGTAATTCCTACACTCGCACCGCTAGATGTGGCACTTGATGACAAAAGACTACTTAGTTATATAAAGGGGCTTGAAAAGGCAGCCAAAGCGCATTGGGATTCACCCGAAATCAATCTTAAGGAACGCAGGAAACAAAACCTTAAATATCTATTCGGTAAACAGTTAATAGGTAAGAATCTAAAAGCCTATGAATCTGAGTTCCTTGATAACGTAATTGCTGAATCAGAATCAATGTTAAAGGCTCTTGCGGTATCAAAAATGCCTGATATTTTGGTTGAATCGGGTGGGGTTGGGAATGATGAGAATAGACGAATGACCGCAGAACTCCTAACCAAAGCTCTTCAAAAGGAAGTAGATAGCGACAAAAACAAACAAGATTTAGGGATGATGTTTAAGCATATGCCCGCTTATTTGATAGCTGCTAAAAAGTACCGCTGGGATCCAACACATGACAAATTCGGTGATTACCTTGAGGAGATTATAAACCCCGACAATATACTTTTAGATCACACCGCTATAACTTCCAACCCTGATGAGATGTTATTTATTGGTCATTATGTTGAAAAGACAGCTAAAGAGTGGGTGATGTTGTTCCCCGATAAAGAGACAGAGATTAAGGCTCACGTTGCTCTAGCGAACCCACAAATGGACTCTACTGAGAACAAAGATGATGTTCTATTAGCGCAGAAAGTTCGAGTCGGTGAATTCTGGTATGACTGGTTTGATAAAGCCAAGGACTTTGACCCTAAAGAAAACGCTAAGTTTGATTTTGAAAGTGGAATAGCTTGGAAGTTATCAAACGAAGTTCTTTTAGGTAAATCCAAGAATGTTAATTGGGATTATGAGGGACACGATGTTCCAATGCTAAATAATCAACCAGTATCACCCGAAGCTATGGAACAGATGCTTTTATCGGGACAAGAACCCCAAGGCTTCGAGATCAAAAAGGTATTTAATAACTATTTCAAATTCCCTCGAAAGCCATTTATATTTATGACCTTTGAACAATTCCTAAGAAGCGCAATAGATGAAACTTCCCGTATCGAACAGCAAATCCCATTACAGAAGTCGATGGACGATGTCGAAAGGCAAACAGATCACATGGTTAAAAATCATAAAGGTAAACACATCTGGGGATCAGACTCTGGCGTTACTAAAAAGAATCTAAAGTTAATGGATTTGGATAATCCAAATGTAGATGCAGTCGTTAAAGGAGATCCAGGCAAAGTACACGCATTTATCCAACCCGTAATGCCACCTACAGAAATGTTTGCTCACATTAGAGATAGACGGGAAAGGATGTTCTCAAAGGTTGGTGTTCACGGAGCGACCAGAGGTGAGGTGACGACACAGGTTGCTACAACAAATCAAATATCACGGGAGGCAGACTTCACAAAGAGTGATGATCTTGTAAATGACACCATTCTTCACGTTGCCACCGAGTCTCTAAAGGCAAGACTTCATATTATGAAACTCAGATACACCGAGGAACATTGGAAGCGTGTAGCGGGAATCGAAGAAGGTAAATATCTTCATCTTAGGCTTAATAATGATTCGATTGATGATGGAATGGAAGTTACAGTCAAAGCCTCAACAACGGACAAACTACGAGCCGAGCGGAATGCGCAGAATATGGCTTCACTAAATATGATCGAACCCTACTACTATTATAAAGACTTGGGAATCCCTGATGCCGAGGGTAGAGCCGAAGCAGTATTCCTATTTAATAGCAATCCTGAACTCTGGTATCAAAAGATAGTTAAAGGTAAGGATATTAGCGCAATAGCTGATCAGTTAATCGCCCAAACCGCACCCCCCGCTGAACCTATTGCGGGACAACCACCTATAGTCCCACCAGCACAGGCAGCAGTACAACCATCGCCGCAAGACACTTCGAATGTCGCTACTCAACCACAAGGAGGACAAGGGAATTTCATTCAACGAATGGTAGGTAATGTAAGAGGAAGGCAGGGAGCATAGTGTGCCAATATCTGATTTATTCTCGATGGCGCAAAAAGGTCTTGAACCTTACGCACAAAAACTAGAGAAATTCGTATTAGATAAGGAGGATCAGGTAAGACAACTTGCCGACCAAGCCTCGAGGTTAAAATCTCAATTCGATATCACAAGGACAAATCTTTCAAGTAGAATACAAAGCAATCGGGAGTTAATAGAACAACCCTCACCTGGACTATCTGGTTTTGAAAACGAACTTACCCAAACAGGACTTGAATATGTTAAATCACCACTTCGAGCAGCCGAGTATGTCTTAACACCTGGCAAAGCTAAACAAGAAGCAGCCAAAGGTACGCTTGAGAAATTAGGAGTCGCTGGGGATATAGCTGGAATAATACCGTTTGCAGGGATAATCAAAGGTGGGGGTTTACTGGCTAAGACTGGTGGCAAAGTGGCTATTGGAACTGCTAAGACTATTGTTCCTAAGTACAAAAGTGCGATAGATGCTTTGAATGACCCCGCATATATCGCAAAGCTAAAAGCAGCTTGGGTGGGAGTAAAGCCCTCATCAGCTCAACAAGCTATCAAAGACGGTCTTACAGAGGAGCAGTATGTGAAGGGGCAGGGGACGCCTTTGTATCACGGGACAAAATCTTCAATATCTGATATTTCTCAATCTGATGTTTGGCAATATGGCGACCCTGGAGCTTTATATGGGCAGGGGACTTACCTTACCAATAGTAAGTCAGTAGC